GCCGTACTATTTTATAAGCAGGCCAATGAACAATTCGAAATTCTGCAGATTGAAGCAACAAGACTCTCGGAGCTTCCGACCATGTATCCTGATCGCTCACCCATTGTAATTAGCAACTTTCAGCCACCAACTTTAGGCACAGAACAAGAACTCCGAAAACGCCCTAATATTCTGGATATGGGCGTCAGCAAAGAGTTTACACTCAAACGACTTCTCGAAAATCCCCAGGCTCTACGCAACTTCCATTTCAGCCCCGAGACTGCCAGATTTCTTTCCAAAGAGTCCGGTCTTCATATCTGGTTTGAACATCATCTTTATAGGGATATCTTGCCGTCTCCTTATACGAATTGGCTCTATACTTTCAAGACCTCACTTTGGCCAGATCACCGAGGCCTTTTCAAGACAACCGCCTTTCAAACTCTCATTATGCCGACTCAAGGTGCAACACGCGTAAGTCTCATGCTCGGCTCAGCCTTGCCCTATTTACCGAACAGATGGCAGGGACGTGCCTTTCATTCTCTAACACCACAAGATACTCCTCTATTAAATCAAATAAAATATATAGAGATTAAGCTGCGTAAGGGAAATCTTCTTCTGTTGCCGGCACACATGATTGTTGACATAAGTACCGAAAGCGAGACATCTTCATGGTGTTTCATAGGCGAAATACATCATCCAATTAGTCTTATTGCATAAATCCCCATGGAGGCTAAGGAATTTCTACGAAGAATGGAGAATGGAAGATGAGGATTATTCTGATCTTATGAAAGGTTTGCGAAAACTCTACGTTGAACTAACGGGCGCGGCAGTAAGAGCGCATTGCCTATATAAACTTGTTAAAGAAAGTGACAGAGGTTCCAAAGATTTTTTCAAGCACCCTTGGAAGCTGATACCATCGGCTCGCGAGGTTATAGGAAAAAAGCGTATTTCCGTCGAGGAACTTCTGGCACTCTGGACTCCCGAGTGGAAGGCCGAGGGGCGCCTATCGGCCAACGGTTCCACGGTGAAATTGCCGGCTAAGCATGCGGAACTTCTTAAACTTGTGCCAGAAACTGATATAAATGTATATGAGTTGAGTAACCATATTTGCACACTGTTTGAATCTGCGGACTGACTTGAGTCAATTAAAATTGACACAATACCCTCTTACACATGGCTAGTCCCTCGTAATGGAATCACTCAACAAAGAACAACTTGCTGCATATGAAGCCGTCAAAGAACAAAAGGGAATATTCTTGACAGGTTCAGGAGGTACGGGAAAATCGTTCCTCCTGAATCTTATTTACAATAGCATACCCAAAGAAACAACGCGCAAAGTCGCACTCACAGCACTCACAGGGTGTGCATCACTCCTCTTACACCCGAAGGCGAAAACCATTCACAGTTGGGCAGGAATTGGTTTAGGAAAGGATCCAGTTCCTTTACTGATCGCAAATGTCAGAAAAAGCAGAAAAGCCTTACTGCGATGGCATGAGACAGATATCCTGGTTATTGATGAAGTCAGCATGATGACACCAGATCTCTTTGAGAAGTTGGATGAAGTGGCGAGGAAAATTCGCAGAAATCCTCACACTCCCTTTGGCGGGATTCAAATGATTCTGAGTGGCGATTTCTATCAATTGCCGCCAGTCATCAGAGAAAGTCAAACAACAGAGTCAAAATTCTTCTTTGAAAGCCCTCTGTGGAAAGATATGCGACTCCAAACTCACGAGCTAACCGAGATTGTCAGACAAAAAGATCCGATCTTTCAGAAAGTGCTAAATGAGGCGCGGTGTGGCGAGCTGACGAAAGACAGTCTTCGAATTCTCTCACGGCGCATGGGACTTGATTATAAAACTCAGAAAATCCAGCCAACAATGTTATTTACAAGAAGGGCTCAAGTCAATGAAATTAATATGAGAGAGTTGCGAAAACTCACAACTGAGCGGCGTATTTACAAGGCAAATACTGTGTTTAGCACCAAGATCGCAACATTGATGCAATCAGATAAAGATCCTATGGTTATTAAAGCGGTTGAAAAGATGGATTATGATGCAGCCTATACGCCAGAACTTATTGTGGCAATCGGTGCTCAAGTCATGTTGATTACAAATCTGAATCCAGAAAAGGGTCTAGTGAATGGTAGTCGCGGAGTTGTAGTAGGATATGAGGCTATAACAAAGGATGAGAATGATACAGCACCGTCATTAAAGTTGGATGAGTCAGTTCTTGTGCCTCTCGTAGAATTTAAGAATGGGTTGAAAATGGCAATAGGATATGCCACCTGGGAAGTGCCTGATATGACTGGTATCTTAAGAAGACAAATTCCTCTGAAGCTTGCGTATGCTATTACCATACACAAGTCTCAGGGAGCAACGCTTGATTGTGCTCTTATTGATGTCGGGGGACGAACCTTTGAATTCGGACAGGCCTATGTGGCTCTGAGTCGCGTCAAGGATTTGGATGGTCTGTATATTCATGATTTGGAGAAGGGGGCTTTCAGGGCACATGAGAAAGTCAAGGAGTTTTACAAAGCTTCTAAATCTTAGGGTAAGAGATGCTAAAGGGGTTCATAAAGTTCTCTTCTTTGAGAGGTGCCTCTTCACGGATATTCTCGCGGATAGAGCGAGTTGAAGAGTTTGATTGAATTTGCTCGGCCTCTGTTCCAATATCAGTAGGTGCATTCGCTACCACCTGGCTTTTTCTTGTAGGGATTTGTTGATGAGGTGCTATTCTGTCTTGATTCGGTTTGTATTCTTGAACCATTTTTTCAGTTGCTGGCTCACTAGAACCGCCTGAAATCAGAGAAAGATTATTACTGGTAGGCATTATAGACGAAGTCCCTATTTTTGAGCGAATACCTTGCATCATATCTTGCAGGGGCTTGTTCTTATCAATATCAAGATCGTCGGTTGCTACGGAATATGCAAGAGGAGGTTGATTGGAGGCGATGTTTTGGTCGAGGCCATTTTTCATATGGTATTCTGCACCGGCTGAACCAGAAGCATCCTCGAAATACTCGTTTGTTGTGCCACTGGCATCGGCAGATGCAGCAGCAGCACCACTTGCATCTTCAGAAGAAGAAGCAGTCGGCATCTCATTAGGAAAGAGTCGAACGGAATTTACAATGGATACGCCTATAAAACACGCAGCCACCAAAATAACTATGGCCACTATCCACGGCGGAATACTCATCTGACTTTCCACAAGGTAAAAATTGGTGCGCCACCCGCGCCCTTGCCACTGTCCACCCGAATGCCCGCTGTTTCTTTAGAAAAGCCTATAGTAGCCACTTCCAAAATGGATTCTGCCGCCGCACCCACTCCTGCCATATCTGAGGAATCTGTACGCCCTCCCAGTCGCTCTACGTCAACATCCAAAAATCGCATTCCCAAGACCATCGTAGCCGAGGATCCTGCAAAGAATCCCAAGACTGTCACAACTGAGGAATCTGCGCGCCCTCCCAGTCGCTCTACGTCAAGATCTAAAAATCGTACTCCCAAGACGGTCGTACCCGAAGATTCTGCACGCGCTGACAAGACCGTCATAACTGAGGAATCTGTGCGTCCTCCTAGTCGCTCTACGTCAACACCCAAAAATCGCACCCCCAAGGCCGGCAAAAAGACTCCCGGAACGAGCCCGGCTCTCAAGCCCGTAGATGTTGTTCTCACTGAGGCAATGACGTCATTAGATCTTGCAGGATCAACCGAAAAAGTGCCTACTGCTGTTAAATTCCAGACCCCCGAACCACTCCTCGAGGCCACCGACGATCGTTTTGTTATCTTTCCCATTCGCCACCCTGATATCTGGGCAAAGTACAAGCAGCACATGGCAGTCTTCTGGACGCCTGAAGAGATTGACTTGAGCAAGGATATGGCGCACTGGGAGAAATTGTCTGATGGTGAGCGCTACTTTATTAAGAATATTCTGGGATTCTTTGCGGGTTCCGATGGTATTGTTATGGAGAATCTGGCTACTCGTTTCATGCGCGAAGTGCAGTGGCCTGAGGCAAAGTTCTTCTACAGTTGCCAGAATCTACTGGAAGCCATACATTCTGAGACATATTCGCTCTTGATTGATACTTACATTACTGATTCAGCCGAGAAGGATACTCTGCTGCGTGCTATCCAGACTATTCCCTGTGTCAAGAAAAAGGCTGAGTGGGCGCTGAACTGGATTGATAATCCTGAGGCAAGCTTCGCCACTCGTCTTCTCGCCTTTGCGGCAGTTGAGGGCATCTTCTTCAGCGGTGCCTTCTGCGCTATCTTCTGGCTGAAGCAGCGCGGCCTCATGCCTGGCTTGACTGTGTCAAATGAGTTTATTGCTCGTGATGAGGGTCTGCACACTGACTTTGCCTGCCTCTTGTACACGAAGCTGACGAATAAGCTCGATAAGAAGGAGGCGCATAAGATTATCCGCGATGCAGTGAAGATTGAGAAACAGTTCATTACAAAGTCTCTGCCCTGTGAGCTGATTGGTATGAATGCCAAGCTCATGAGCCAGTACATTGAATTCGTCGCAGACCGCCTCTTACTCCAGCTTGGGTACCCTAAGGCATATTCGGCCACCAATCCCTTCTCATTCATGGAGCGTATTTCGCTCGAGAACAAGGACAACTTCTTCGAGAAGCGTGTGACGACCTATGCCAAGGCGACAGTCGGCAAGGATCGTGCAGAGATGACCTTCAAGATGGATGCTGATTTCTAAGCGTCGTAAAGTTCAGCGGGACTTAGCGTATAAATAGTATTATTTTTGAAGTATTTTCTCTTCCTCATTTTACCACCTGTTTGAAATAGAATACGTGTAAAAGGGATTGGTTCGATAGATGAAATATCTATAATCCAATATTCTGGAAGCATACGATTCTGTGTTAATTCAGCGACTGCCGATAAATACCATGGTGCTATTTTGCGACACAGGATATCTTTATTATATTTTTCATGTAAAGTATCGGCAAATTCTTTCCATGTGGATGCTTCTTCATAGATAGGACTTAATTCCTTTTGCAGCGAGGGATTGCTAAAATTAAATGGCTTTTTTATAGACGGGTCAGAATATAGAGATTTAGTCTCGTTATATAATGCTCTCTGACTACTATCTATAGGAACAGCCCCAGTATTTATATCATACCAGGTTCCACCGTAGAAAAGATAATAGTATTTATTCATAAATATTGTTATCTTTGATCCATTATCAAGAAAACAGTCAAATTTACTATTGTCTAAGAATTTTATAGTTTTTACATCTTTATACAATTTAAGAAGAGTAAAAGAAAGGTATAACATATGCAGGGTTGAGCTCCCTCGAATTGGTATGTCATCAAGTTCACACCCTCCATCTTTCGTAATAAGCCATTGAAGTTCTGCTGGGTCGCCAAAGAGAATTTCAACACAAAATCGTTTTCCTCCAACTTTAAGATGCGTTTCTGTTTTTTCAACACGAAATCTTCCTACTGATGTTTTCACATAATATGTTTCTTGCATGTTTCTTATTTAAGAAATGAATATTTAGGCGGAGGAGCTGCCCTAAAGACTATACACATCCCTTTTACAAATGGAAGATGTACAAGCAGTCGAAGCAGTCGAAGCAGTGGAAGCAGTCGAAGCAGTCGCAGAAGCAGTCGCAGAAGCAGTCGCAGCAGAAGCAGAAGCAGAAGCAGCAACAGCAAATAGATGTGCATTTTGCCCTCATATGGCTGATGTAGCTCCTCCTCCCCCTCAGCCAGATCTTGCAACAGCTGCTCGTATGCATTTTAGATGTGGTCATTCCATTCATACACATTGCATTCTTTATAAATTGTATACAGACGATGTATCACCCATGCGTTTTTCATGCCCCACATGTAATGAAAGAGTTATTCATGATGAAGGCTATCAATGGCTGCGAAACTTCAGGAGACACCGCGATGGCGTTCCTCCTAACCTAGAAAATCTCTGGAAGACAAATGAAGTCTTTCGCGAAGATGTAAAGGGTCTATATAAGATTCAAAAGGAATTTGCATCAGTAGATAAGGAATATGGTAAGTGTCTGACTGAATTAAAAAAAGAATGGAAAAATACAATTGACCCTTATAAGAATATTCTTAAGGCTGAAAAGGAAAAAATTATGAATAAGTTCAAAGAATTGCCATTTCGTTCTAAGAGAAATTATTTATCTGGAAAAATGTCTTTGAATACTGACAGAGTATGTAGAACATATGATATTCATAAATATGAATTAGCCTCTCTTGCACACATTCCTGGGGCTCCAAATATTCAACGCACGCATTGGTTTCGTAGATATAGAACATCCACATATTATCTTTTTGGTCGCATAACGTTCTGATAAAAAATTTGATGACGGCCATGCCTGGCACAGCCAACCAACCACCCTCTAACAATGTCAAGTAAAGTCCGCGGTTTCTCTGGTGTTTTCTTGGAAAAGGATGGTAAGACTCTCAAATCGCCTATGAAAGGCGCAAAGCAGGTGCTAACAGTTCCCATACATCTAGTTGTTCAAGCAGTCCGCATGATGAGAATGCCAAACAATATACCTATTCTATCGAAATCTGCAGAGCTTTCTATAGAATATATGATTTATGAAGATACTTTGAATTCGGGTAACTAGTGAAAAAATACTCTCCGCAAAGTAAAATGCATACTGATGTTCTCGTAGTAACTCTTGTCTGGGTTGTTGTATTAACAGTTTCATATGGAGTTCTATGGAATTTACTACAACTTGATGAAAAGGCTGAGCTGTAAATGAGCGCAGCAAAAAAACTGGTGCCAGCAAAAAATTGATAATCGCCCGCACCTAAACACCAAGTCCCACCATGAAGACTCAGATAATTAATGGCGTCCCTTACCTTATAAATGACAAAGGCGAGGTCTTTGTATATTCCTCCGTACCTCCAATTCCTATTGGATCCTATGCATCTGACACTAAAATTCTGAGTCTAAGCGAAGACTGGGAACAGCGAATGAGTGACTGGGTGGCGTATTACCGCAACGGCCTCAAGCAAGAAACGGACGATGCTCTGGAGAAGGCCAAGCAGCTACAGATATCTTAGGCGGCAAATAAAATTGACCACTCAACAACCCCCTTTTACACAAGTCCACAATGTCCGAAGAAAAGACAAAACCACAACCTCGTCCTTTAAAATTAGAAGCTCATGTACTCGCCTATTTAGGCGACTTCATGAGTGTCTTTGAAGAATCAGTAAAACGTCTGGCAATAAAAGAAGTCAGATCTAATATCCAGAAGCCCCGCGACAAGTCCCCTGCTTCCCAATAATATATTGCATGCGCTCATAATCAGTTCTAAAGATATATTTTTTCGGTGCATTGGGATTACTTGCTGCATACTCGGCATCTGCAGCAGTTTTTTGTAGATACACAGAATTCGCAGCATTCTGTATGCCAACACCCTGGAATACGAAGGAAGTACTTACATTACCGCCAGTTGGCAAGGGTATTGTTTGAGGAGAGGCGTCAGACATTTCTAATTCTTAGAATATATTATTAAACACCGTAGGAGATACGTTTGAATAGTAAGAAACATGTGAAATCTGCCCATTTGTGTAAGAAGTATGGTCACCGTTGCTCATAAATTGGTACGGTTGAAGAGACAAATGATTAACAGAATTTAAGGTACTCACAGTATAATTATAAGCCCATACTGTATTAAAAAAGTTCCAGTCATTCTTATAATTTATATATTCCTGAATCGGCATACCCTGTCTGACTTTTCCAAGAGGGTATGTGCATACAAGATTTGAAGCAGCAACTGATATAGGTATGTTATTAGGATTTGGTACTGCCGGTAGCTGTGACATCTACTCTATCGTCAAATATCAAAAATTAATAAGGAATCACCCAATGTCCATATTTTTTCATAGCCGCCTTTTTTGTACCAGCGACCCTGTAATTATAGTGTAAAAGGATCCAGGAAGGATCATCTTTCCATTTCATGGACATCTGCCAATGACCGTTCCCCCACAAGTCTCTTCTCAGAGTTTTGTAAGGAATGCTAAGACTTTGTAGGCGATTTGCAATGTAGACTTGATCCTGTTTTCTGGCGGCTGCCCATTCACTCTCGACAAAGATATAGAGTTCAGAATATTCAGGTCGCGGCTCTCGCATTGCAATCACTCCTGAACAAATGACACCACAGCCATCATGATAATTCGCATTTGCACAGTCACATTGGAAGAATAGGCTACTGCTGCCTGCAAACAACCCCTTTAACACAGGCCAAGGATCCTTCTGAACAAATATGTCGCCATCCAGATATAAATTGCTAATCTTACCAGCTCCACCATCGGCAAACCATTTCAAGAGTTCCACCTTCTTACGATTCCATTTCGCAAATTCATCGGTTCCAAAGGCGGCAACATTTAGCTGGACAGCGCCATTTTCAATATCGTAAGGAATACACGGAATTCCTTCTCGCCGGAAAAACAGAAAACTCTCAGAGTCGCAGCAGATAATACACAGTTTCCAAGGAATCTTTGCTTGGCGGAGAGTGGTTATGAGATTCAACGTATAAAACTTATAGCCGTTGGTTGTCATTGTCCATGTGATTGTCCCATCATGTATAAATGGGGCAACACTTTGATAATTCATTGAAGAGTAAATAGATACAAAAGTTGGTTCAAATTACTCAGCATCTCATCGCGGATATTTGTCAAATCAGTATCCGTTCCCTTGAGAGACTTTGTTAAAGGACCTTGCAAATAGGCGATGCATTCTTTAATGAATTTGCCAGCCGTCTTATCAGCCATATTCTTAATAACCACTGTATTTGTCGTCTTTGTTATATTAGGACGTCCATATTTTCCCATATAGACTTCCACAAACATATCGATATTCTCGTCAAGTGCCTTTATTGCATCATCAGTTGCCTTGTGGCGAGCATACATATATGTCTGCCAATGATACAACTTTACCTGGTCTCGCATACTGAAAAAAAAGTGAACGTGCTGTGCTGACATACTGCTTGTACCCTATATTAAAATGCGTGAAGCAGCAGATTCTATAGATTTCGGCGACTGCAAATACTGTTCTAAGATTCTGTCTGGAGTGAATATAAAACATACTATTCTGGAATGCCAGTATCGCCAAAGTATGTATTGCATTGTCTGCATGTCATATGGCCACTCGCCCGCTGATTGTCCAAATAAGACGGCCTGGGCAATTCGTAAAGGTCTGGATGCAAGCAAGATCAAGAATCGCGTTCTTATTGTGGAAAGCAGCGAGGAAGGTGTAAAAGAGGTTTTGCGAAGATATCGTCTGAAACCTGGTACAAGACGACAGGAGAATCG